GACTGCGTTACACGGCTCATGGCAAGTCCGGCTACGTTGATCGTTCGAAGTGGGCAACCGCCCTCCAAATGTCACCACAAGAGGTCAGAGATGCTATGTTCTCCCATTCGAAACAGCATAATTGGATGTTCACTAAGCGTGAAACCGCTAAGGCCAGGGGAGTAACTATTGGAGATTTGCCCACTTACCTGCTGATGTCATTTTTAGATCAGTGGATAACGCCTGCCCTGAAGTACGATGTACCGGAGCAGTTTGAATTATCAGCGTACGCAACTGAGACGGCACGTGTGTGGCAGTTGTTCAGACTGCAAGAGTCATCGAAGGGTGGGAATATCAACATGCCTCTTGACCAAAAAGGGTTCGACCAACATCCAACATACAGACAATTTCTCATAATATTAGAGGAACTCTGGAATGTGGCTCAATGTATTCCAGAGAGATACAGGGAGGATTACCTCACAGTAATCCAGCTTTTGAACGAGAAGTTGGCTGGTGGCGTCATAGAGGTTGCGGACGTGCTATTAGAGATACAGAAAGGTGTCCTCAGTGGCTGGAAATTTACTTTATTTATAGACTCAGTCACTAATATGGGACAGTGCTTTGTAGCACGGAAGATGGTCGCTAGTGTGCTACACTATGATCCGGTGGTGACTGCACTGTTTCAAGGCGATGATGTGGATCTGCAAGTAAGAGGATATCCCGCTGCAGTCTTGATGTTGCGAGCTTACCAGGATCTAGGGCTCGATGTACATCCTGGGAAAACTTGGATAGACAGGTACAGAAACGAGTACCTGCGCAAAGTCTCGGAAAATGGAGAGTATGTAGTCGGTTACCCTTCGAGGGTTGTCTCGTCAATACTATACAGGAAACCATGGGTTCCAGACCCTCCGGTTGGTGCCCTAAGAGCAACGGAACAACTGAACACGTGGCTCCAGTTTATATCTAGAGGAGCAGATGAGCGGAAAGTCACGAAGCTCATGGTGCGTGACATAGCACTAGGTAACGGTTTAACAGGTGATATCGTCTCTAGATGGTTACACACACCGAACGTGTACGGTGGAGGAGGGCAACCTCCCTTCGAATTTAAAAGGTGTGTTAGACTGGAAGCGGTTCAGCGCGAAAGACCATTCGTCAAATTTTCGGGATATTGGGAGAAAAGATTACAGGAAATCGGCCTGAGTGCACGCCAGGCGAATGATTTCATAGCGGAAAGAGTTGTCCTGCCCAGAAAGGTTTTTGGACCTCAACCAGTAGGGCTAAGGATCCACGAATTTTCCATCAACGTTAAGCCACAGCTATT